AGTGTATATCATATCTTTTGCAAGCATTGTGGCTTTTTCTGCCAACAATCTTTCGTATTCGCATTTTGCTCTCCACCCTTTCTCGGGCGTATCAATACCAAGTACACGGATTTTTAATTTAAGTTCTGGCGGTAACCAACTCGGAGCTACATACAACGTATCGCCATCATATACTCCAGTTACCCTCCACCTATACTCTCCTGCAACTACAACTTGCATCGATACAAGTATTAATATTAGTGTAACTACAATGTTACGCATTATTTGAATGCCTTAAATGCACGTATTAACTCATTTTCGAGCTGGGTCGACTCTTGCTGTAGCTTAGACATTGCATTGTCACCTTTGTTATATTTGTTAGCATTTGCGGGATTTTTCTGATTATTTAAGCCACCGCTGTTGGTGTTTACCATAAACTCAGTATCTTGATAATCACCGCGTGCTTCACTATCATTTTCTGTTGAATTTGCCCATTCGTCAACTTGCTTGCCTGCTAATGTTGTAATAATATCTAAACTTTCATCAAATGTATTATTGCAGTCTGTGCATTCAGTACGTTCACCGTCGTCGTCATCACAATATCCTGTGCCACCGCATGTAGAGCATGTGCTTTTTTCTTCTAATTTTTCTTCGCCACTTTTTGCTGCATGATAACCGGTTGTAAATTCTCCGCTATCCGGACCCCACTCATCACTTACATTCACGTCAGTAATATGTCCACCGCGTTGTGCCAATTCATACCCTGCATCATATGCCGCTTGCTTACCTGCTTCCGGATCATAAAAATCAGATGCAGACTCTTGCATATCAGGGTCAACTGGATCAGTCACCACATCAATTGCAGGATCATCTATTTCATTCGGTGCATCAAAGCTAATATCGTCTGTGTCAATGTCGTCTGCACCAAATACATCGGCAGTTGCAATATTATAATCAACGCCAAAGTCGTCGATGCCATTTTCAATATCCGGAGTATTAGCTGCTGTGTCGGGTTCAAACTCTGTCGGACCATTTAATGGGTCTTCTAATGAATCTTCCGGTTCATCAAATTCTGCAGGTGTGTATCCAGTTGACGCAGGAGCTATGCCCATCGGACTAGTATCAGATGTACCGCTAGGTGTAAGGCCTGCATTTCTTAGCACAGATGAAATGCTTTCGGCTTCGTCTGCAGGACTGCCTTGAGTTGCATTTATAGTAAGTGTACCATCTACTGCGGCTGTTGCCATAATATCTTCAGATAACATTGCACGCTCTTTTTCTTTACCTTCATGCAGATTAATATATGCATTATATTCTTGATGCACATCCCCGGGCGTATCATTCAACTGATCAGAATCTTCTATTGCATCAGTGTCGGCTTCTGCTACCGGACTTGCATCTTCTAATCGATCTAGTACAATATCGTAAATTTGTTCAAAATCGTCATCTGGATGCAATCCCATCGAAACCACAACATCATCGTATAGTTCTTGTATTTTTGTAATTGCAACAGTTTCACCCGGTGTATTACCATGTGAACTAACTAGCCCGTATAGTAAATACGGGTCGCCAGTTGCAACAATATCTGCTATAATTTGATCAGCTTCTTTTTGTGCATTTGCATCTTCTTCTAGTGAAGCCGACAATGGATTCTGTGTTGTTTCTGCACTGTTTATTGCATCACTGAAGTCTGCGGTTTCATTTGTAATTGCTAATTCTTTTAGTGTATCTAATACGTTATATAAATTCATAATATTCCTTATCTTGCAAACGATTTAACGTCTGGAAGTTTTGCTTTTTTATTGCTACCCATGGCACTCTTTGTACCTTGCGGTAGATCATTTGTTGTTTTTGCAGGGGGTGTATTTGGTGCTGCATACTCAATATTTGATTTATCTGCATTTTTAACATCTGCACTATTATACTCGTCGCCTGCTTGCTTATCGCCTTCTGGTAATTCTGCTGTTAATATTGGTCCTTCCTCGCTTGCTCCGTCAATTGGTTCAACAAAATCCGACGATACAATATTAATACAATTATCGTCGATTCCCATGCCGGCAATAATACTTTGAATTTGTGCACTTGATGCTGGATAATTAAATTCTGCATCCATTGTATGCACTTCGGCATTTTCAACGTTACTAAAACCCAATGGCTTTTTTTGTATTGGAGTTTTGTTAGCTGTAGAAAGTGATACTAAGTCAAATTGATCTAATTTCTTTTCTAGCTTCTTGCAAAAATCATCAGGCAATTCAGCGGCAATTTTAATGCGGTAAGTATATGTCTGGCGATTTTCGACTATGTACTGGTTAAGTGATTTCATAATATATCTCTTTAATAATTTATTGTATTTATGTCGTTGTTATTCTTTTGTTGCAGTATCAGCATCGACAGCTTTATCTAATAGTTGACGTAACAATTCGTTTCTGTCTATAATATGGCCTTCGCCGTTTTCTGCGTTGTCGCCCAACGGTGCTTGTTTTACTGCATGTTTATCTATGTCGTGCTGTAACCGTAGTTGCTTAATCTGTAAATCTACCATCCGTAGCTTTTTATTAACCTTAGCATTCTTTGCAGTAATTGCATGACCTAATAAGCCACTTGCAACTCCAAATATTTCCGATGCTGTGCGAGAATCTACATTCATTCCTAGTGTCATTAATTCATTAAAGCTATCTACTGCTGCAGCGGCGAGATCATCCATTTCTTTATCACTGGATTCTAGCTCGCGTACTGACGGTAATGCACTATTAATCTTTTCTATCTGTATTAGCGTATTCTCCGAAATATTGCCTGGTATCACAGCTATTTCAGCATCATCTTTTAATAAATCTTCAGGTTCGTCGTCTGTAGCAGTAAAAAAATCTTTTACTGGTTCGGGTTCAACGTTGAATATCTCTTCTAATTGTTTTGTCATATATGTATTTATTTACGGCCCTGGCTGGCTGCAAATATATCATTTTCGTTAACAACACGAAATGTTAGTCCAACTTGCTTACAATATTTTGCTGCCGCTTGCCATTTTGCATGATTTACTGCAACTACTGCCCTTGTTTGCTGAGAAGCACGTTTAGATTCTACTAAGCTTTGACTACGCGGTTTTATTTCAACCATTTCAGCAAATGTTTGACCTGTTTTATCTTGATATGTTATTACAAAATCGGGTACGTATATTGATTGCTTTCCTTTTACCGGATTCATGTACGGAATACGCATTGGCTCACTCGCCCATTGTAACACAGATGGATGATTATCACAAAATTGCATAAACACAAATTCCCAGCTACTACGATATGTCGGATTTTTGCCACCTATAAATTTTTCTGGATTTTTTGGTACAAATATACCTTTTGCATACTTAGCCATATTAAATTAGCACATTCCTTGCTGCAAATATATTAGGGTTCACTTTATTCGGTACGCCTAGTAGAGTAGTCGGTTTACGGATCTCATTTAAGTACGATGCTATAGATGCTGTTAATTCTAGTTTGTTTGTTGTATTAAACGAGTTAATTAAATCTATCGGAGAAACACTGTTTGCTGCTGCAATTTGAAATATTGCGGCTGTGAAGTTTTCAGCAGCAGTATTATTTTGCATCGAATCACGCAATATACTATATACCATATCATATTCGTTAACTGGTATTGTAGCGTTAAAATTATAAAAATCGTCGCGAATTTGTACTGTGGTGCTAGTTTTATTTAGTTGTGCCATTGTTATTTCCTATATTCAGTCGGTTTGCTACGACAGGAACGATTGATGCAGGTTTATTTACTGGGAAGCGACCACGCGGACTATTAATGGCATCTTTTAATATTGATGCGCCTTCATTTTTTAATATATTTTTAATGCCTGCCGACGACACTGTTCTTGCACTGATACCTGCTGTACGCACTGCACCTGCTATGTTGCCTTTTGACAGGTCACTGATTATACTATTACTAGCATCCAATAAACCTGCTTGGCCAAAAATACTTGCCGAAGAACCGGCAGTACCTAAACTACTAGGCTCTTTATCATATCTAGCAGGAGATGCAAACCCGTCTACTGGTATACCCGATCTATCTATATTACCTTCGTAATATTTAACAGTCTCGTATGCCAAGGTCATGTTATTTGCCATTGTACCGCCTGCCTCTGAATAATTATATTCGTCGTGCTGGAAAGATGTAATATGGGGATTAATAAGAACATAACATACAAATCGCTTTTTATCCATGCCAAATATTTTAATCGAATTAAAAAAGATAGGTTTTGTTGCATCGTTTCCGAAGCCCCCGGCATCAACGCCGCCTGTTTCGCCGTCATAGCCCCATTCTGTAACAGATCGTTTGGCTTTATATAAGTCGCGCTCTCCATATTTAAAACCAGGGGCTGGTTGATTATTATTGTTAGCCCCCTGTTCTTTAAATGGGTACACAGAATCCTTGAAGTAGTACGTCATATAATCGTACCATAGATTTCGTGTTAAGTTTGCGCTGTCATCATGCAACGATAGTGATATATCATCATAATTTATTTTAGTCTGAATTATACGTTTGCGGTTATACTGATTTAGCTCTTCTGTCTCTATGCTATATTTAGGTAACTGAATGTTTTTAACAAGTACGCCAAGATCAATCTGGCTTTGTGCATCATACCGGGCTTGTAGCCCGGGTATCTCAGCTTTATTAATATCAAAATACACATGGTATTGGAACTTTAGCCGTGGTGCTAATTCGTATCCATTTGACAGGAACGTCTTTGATGCATGTGTGAAGTCCTTGAGGGTATTAACCCCCAAGAACCCGTTAACTACTTCGCTACCGAAGTTGCTAAAAATATCCATTAACCCGTAGCTGCTGAGCCTAATGTACGTCCAACTGCTGCGCCAACACCAGAACCAATCGGTGATTGTACTGCATTATCAATTTTAACAGTTAATGCAATCGTAGCTGCATCACTAGTAGCATAGTTTAAATCGCCGTAGTCTGCACCCGCTAAGTAGCAACCGTACATTTCCCATGTTTCCAATACAACTGGGGCATTAGTTCCGTTGCCACCATCTAAGATTTCTAGTTTAGTAGTAAACTTATAATCAATACCAGATGCCGCAGATGATTGTTCCATATGATCTAATTGTTTTTGTAACTGCTCGCCAACTAATTTAGATACATTACCTAATGCATCGTCACGTAAGTTAACAGACCAATCGCCCCACTCATGTTTGCCGGCTATATGTACTAGCGAGTTATATACATGTAGCGGAATATCAGTATGCGTTACACTTGGTCGTTTAGTATCAATTACTTGTTTTGTTAATTCTGACGAAGGTGCACTTACACCAAAGCCTTCAAATGTTACTCTAAAACGATACTTTAACTTCGGCATTAATAAACCTTGAGTCGAAGAACTCTGGTCGTTGCTCAAAGGTACCGTCATTTTTGTCAGGGATGCTGTAGCCATGTTATCTCCTTATTCCTTAATTATATAGTTATTTATGCTAGGTTGACCATTTACAAATCATCATATTTAATATATACTTAAACTGTTGCAGGCATTGCCTTGCATAAATAGTTTATATAGGTACTACAAGGATATCGAGCCATGCCAGTTACATGTCAACTATGCAAGAAAGAATTTGCAAGTCTAATTTCGTCATCTCATTTAAAACAGCATAATGTATCGTCTGCCGAATACAAAGATATTCATGGCAAGGATTCATTGGCTAGTGCCGAATACCGTAATCGACGTAGCGAAAGCAACCGCGGTAAAAATAATCCTAATTATGGCAATGCTATGACTGCAAAAACAAAAGAGGCAATTAGCACAGCAAACAAGGGAAAGACCGCTTGGAATAAAGGGAAAGAATGCACCCAATCTATCAAAGAGGCAATTAGTACAGCAAACAAAGGAAAGACCGCATGGAACAAAGGAAAGACACACACAGAAGAAACAAAAAATAAAATCCGCAATGCCCGAAAAAAACAAATTATATCGCCCGAAGCAGTTCGCAAAGCCATAACTACCAAAAGAAAAAACGGCTACGATTTTGCTCCGTTTAAAGGGCATACGCATAGTAAAAAAAGTAAGCTACTTATTAGCAATGCCACAAAGAAAACAGCACAACAAAAATCTGACAATGCGTTAGCAGAATATAAAACACGCATAGGCAAACACGGGTATTCTATAATTTCGTCATCTGCATCTCATGCATCTATACAGTGCAGCAAAGGTCACATATCAGAATTTACCAGACAATACTTAACACAATCTAAATTTAAAGACACAATTTGCCCTATATGTTACCCAAGGGACATTGTAGTAAGCAAAGGTGAATTAGAGGTACGTGAGTTTGTATCATCAATTGTGCCTATTGTCGCAAACGCACGAGGTATTATTGCTCCTCTTGAATTAGATATTGTCATCCCGTCCTTGCACCTTGCAATCGAATACAACGGATTATACTGGCACTCGGAAATACACAAAGAAAACAATTACCATAAAATTAAAATGGAAAAATGTAACGAAGCCGGCTATCGCTTAATACAAATTTTCGAAGACGAATGGCTTAATAATAAAGATATTGTAAAATCAAGGTTAGCAGCACTATTAGGACAAAATAAGGTGCTATATGCACGAAAAACAAAAATACAAGAAATATCAGCAAAAGAAGCAAATGTATTTCTTAATCAAAATCACTTACAAGGAGCAGGTAGATCAAATGTAGCATACGGGCTATTCGACAATGACTCACTAGTTGCAGTAATGACATTTCTCAATTCAGATATTTCCAAAGGAGTTAATGGATGGGAACTAAACCGATTTGCATCACGTCTACTTACTAATGTAGTAGGCGGAGCAAGCAAATTGCTATCAGCCTTTATAAAAAATAATAACCCCAGTGCCATAACTACATTTGCAGATCTTCGCTGGAGCAATAATTCGTCTTTCTACACTACTATAGGCTTTAATTTTGTTCATAATTCTGTGCCCGGATATTGGTATGTATTTAATAACGACATAAAACGAATCCACCGGTATACACTTAGAAAACCGCAAGGCTGTACATTATCAGAAAAGGACCTAAGAAAACAAGAAGGATATTATCGCATATATGATTGCGGCAATGCAAAGTATATATGGGAGTCGCAAAAAAGCCCCAATTAAGGGGCTTAATGTTGTGCTGTTGTGCCAATTATGCTTTGCTAATTTCGCCTGTGTTTTTAATACGTAGCGGAATATAAATGAATTCAATGCCTTTTACTGGCTCAATAGCAATATCAATGTACAATTCATTTCTATCAATACGAGCCGGTGTGTTATTACTCTCGTCAACTACTACCAAGTAGTCATATATACCACGTTTAGTAATCAAATCATTCATCAAGCTTTCTACAGTACGTTTAACTTCGTCTCGCGTTAACTTATCATTAGGTTCAAATAAGAACGGACGAGATAATACTTCTAGTCGTGTTCTAATATAAGCAATTAATCGAGCAACATTAATACGATCAAGTGCAGAATTACTAACAGTAGTTTTATTACCATAGTTAACTAATCCTGTACCTGGAATAAATGCCAACGGATTAACGTTATTTGCGTATAACACATCGCGCAACGATTCGCGTACACCAGTTGTGTGGAATTCACCTGTTGCTGCGTTTATGTATCCTAGGCCGTTAGCATTATCAATTAAGCCACGACGTGAACCAGCAGGTGCAAACCACGGAAACGATACTTGGTCTGATCGTATAATTGTACGTAGTATCATATGGCTCGGTGGTACAACAACCGGACTACCTTTAAGATCGTTAGCAGAACCCGATGGCCAAAATACACCAAGATACGGATCATTTGTTACTAGGCCGTCACCTGTAGGTAAACCTAACCCGTTTGCGTTAGTTGCCCAGTCAGTTAAGCTGTTTGCATTAGATGATAAACGCATTGGTGTATCACCAATTACAAAACCAGTTTGCTTACGGTCGTTATTTAACAATACCATATTGTCCATTAACTCTGGATAACCCGGGCAAGCTAATAAATTAAATGGTCTACCTTCTTCACGGATATCTGTATTTGTATCAATACCTTCTTGCATTGCAGCAACAACAATCGATCGAACAGCTTGGCGACCCATATACGGGCTACCGTCTGCTTTAAGACCACTTACTGTTACCCATGTTGCAGCAATTGCCGGTAGTGAATAATCTGCAAAGTCAACTGCATTAAAGTAATTTGATTTATACTGTTTAACACCAAATCCGCTTCTACGTAGATTTACTGCAATCATGCCGCGCGGGTATAATTGTGCATCTGGCGCATCAATATCAAGATAATCACTGTATTGCAAGTCTGAGATTAACGATTTAGGATCGCTAATTGGGTCAATTGTATCTGATGTTGCCCAACGGAAGTCACCGAACATAACGCCGTCTTGCGTTGTTTGATCAGTATTATCAAGCAAGTTCCAAGTATAAACACCGTTTACTACTTCCCAGCGTGAAATTTGAGGATAATTTTCTAAGTCGCTTGTATCAATCCATAAATCGCCATCTGTTAACGGTGAGCCATCACTATGTACATCTGGAGCTGAAGCAGCTACCATTGGTCCTGTTGGCTCTGTTAGCGACAAATCGTACCCGCGTGCATCACTAGTTACATTCTTATAACCTCTCCATGTAAACCCATCGTGTATCATAATATCAACTTCATCTGCTGCCGAATAATACCAATATGTATCATTTGCCGGATTAACACTTGGACTAAGTTCATCTGCAATGTACACAAATTGTACCCAGTTACTAATAAGCAACACGCTCGGGTCTCCTGTGTACTGCTCGCGTACATTAGTAAGTGCAGTTGTGAAGCCTGCATCAGCAATCGGTGTACCGACTACTTCAGTTAATCTAATTATGCCGCCTTCTGTATGAGAAATAACTATTTCGCCGTTACTATTGACTGATACAGCAACATTAGCAATACCTAATCCAAGTAGTGCTTGAGCAAAGTCAGCTGCTGTTGTGCCAGCTAGTGTTGCTGTGAGTGGTAAAGACCATAGCGAATCATTTTTGTTACTTACTTCTACAGTAAACTGGTCGTTTAATGTAAAAATCGGGTTAGGTGTATCACCTGTTACAATTGTTTCGCCGCTTGCAATACGCGAAAATAGTTTCAATGTTGCTGTAAAATCTTCATTTACATCGTATTCAGCATACAATGTATTAACAGCAATATTTCTGCCACCGCCTGCTGGATCTAATGTTGCATTTGCTTCTAAATCGTTTGCATAAACAAATACCGATTTATCTTCAAATGTGCTAGTACTTGCATTAAATTGTTTAACTACTAAGTTCATTCCGTAATTTACAGCTGATGTTTTAATCCACACAGAACCTGATGCACGTGGATTTATATCGCTTTGTCTAAATTCTGGAACCAATGTATGCGGAGATTGCTGTAGTGCAGGGCTATATAATGTACCTTCAATTAACCCTAAATCTGCAACTAATGTACCTGCACCGTTAAGAATAGATATTGCGCCATCTGCTGTAACACCGTTTGATGCTGCTAACAATGTTGCATACATTTCAACCCTGCCTGCAACTACGGCTGCTGTAACACCCGGTATTGCCGCATTATTAATAGCTATTACCAAATCTGCTTGGTTGTTTGTTGGGGCTGTAACTGTAACGTTATTAATAATTATTGTGTTTGATACAGTTAATGCAGGATTTGCAATCGTTGTCTGTATTGTTGCCCAGCTCGTCATCCATGCTTCGCTACCTACTAAAACCCATTCGTTTGCACGATTTTTGTAGTATAGCGGGTTACTTGTGCTTGTAGTTACAAGTGCGTATGTGCCAACTGTACCGATACTAGGAAGAGGTACGCCGCCTAAAACGTCAAGCGTACTTGTTATTACCAATGGTGTAACCGGAACAAATGAATTTACATTAAGGTTCCATTCAAATATACCCCATGCTGTATTAGTTGTATCTAACCAGTAAGTGCCGTTATCTGGTAAACCTTTTGGTCGTGTTAGCGACGGTGTAAGTGCTGCAAGGTCAACATCAACACGCTGAACGTATGCTCTATTTGTTACGCCTAATACAGAAAATGCTGATAGTAAGCCATATTCATTTAATTCGTATCCGTGTATCGGAGTACCAATTGATGTTTTGTAAAAGAACGGTTCGCCAAATGTACTAACTAACTCGCGCTGGCTAGTAATAATATATGCTTTATTTGCATTGGCCTGTAATGTACCAGGTGCAATTGTTGTACCTGAACCATCTGTTTTGTTTAATGCTGTTGCTAGTAAAATGTACGGAATTGTCGATACTGACGTTGGAGCATAAGTGCTCTCGTTAATAACGCTAATTTCTACACCTGGGCTATTTAATGCCATATTCATATCTCCTAATGTGTATTACTGTCTAAGTATGTGATAGTAATATTTATTACAAAATGCACATCTTCGGTGATTAGCAGCCCTTTATTTTGCCCTTTATATAATTTTAGTTGCCCTTTTAGTTGCCCTTTTATGATAAATAACTATATGAGAAAGATATGCCCTGTGTGCAATACAAAACCCGTTGCAATCAACTATACAAAGAATAATATCGTGCACTATCGTAGCAAATGCGATGTGTGCACAAGGAAGAATAGAAAAATCGTGCCTAAATGGGTTAAGGTTGGATATAAGAAAAAAGCAGTATGTGAATGTTGCAATTTTAAAGCCGTATTCCCCGAACAACTAGATGTATGTTATCTAGATGGGGACCAAACGAACACTGCCCTTACAAATTTAAAGACAGTGTGTTTACTGTGCTACGTACCTATTGTCACGTTGCATCTAGGATGGCAATTTAAGTCTAGGAAGATCGAAGCTGATATATAAGATCTGCTACTTTATTGTGTAAGTCATCTAGTGTGCCATCATTTGATATTATATGATCAATATTAGATCCGACCCAGGCCCACTCACTAATATGAACGCCATACGCTTTCATTTTTTGAATTGCACCGGGATTCCCGGCATTAGCTGCAACAGCACTTGGGTACCACCTGGGCAACGGGCCACGTTGCACCCACCATATTTGTCCACCGGCATCTTTTACTGATGCAATTTCATTAGGGAACCGGCAGTCGCTAATAACAACATCCTGGTTCATTTTTTGTATTTTATTCTCAAGGGACGCAATCCATATATTATCATGGAAGCCATGTCTGCACACTTCTGTCCCCCACTGTTGCAATACCCAGCGCGGCGTTAGATCAGGTAGCTGTAATTTATTTGCCCACCATTCATCAACTGTTTCTCTCCATTCGCGGCCTTCTGGGCTTGTTCCTTCTAGTAACTGGCGGTCCCAATTAAATACATCGGCAACGGCATCTTTTAATGCTCCTGCATAACTCATTCTAGCAAAGCCATCTTGTACAAGACGGTCGGCAATTGTATCTTTTCCCGAGCTCATCCATCCCACAATTCCTATAATCATTTAATTTTTGTTACCTTTAATTGTTTAATTGCATCCTGTAGCATTATAATTTGACGCTTGCAATCTTCTAATGCATGATGCGGTGCTTTAGGACTATTTAGATTTCCGCACAACGAATATACAGTGCGGCAATCTCGTACTTTAAAGAATTGCCACGGTAGTGTCATACCATAGCTTTTATACGCATGTTCAAGAATTGACATATCGTATGTCGGACCATTGGCCCAAACATGAGATTTATTCCAGACAATTTTACTTAATTTTTCAAGTGCATCTTTAAGTGGGATTCTATTATCTGGGTGCAATGCTTCTTTACCTGCTTCTTTTTGTGTTCCCCACCATTGTAGTGTTTCATTATTAATGTCGCGCCCTTCTTGCGATTCTGTATCAATGCGTGCATAAAAATGCTCTTCGGGTATAGTATCTGCAAACGGATCAAATACTTGAGCAGCGATTGTTAAAATCATTGCATCCGGACCTGTTGCCAGTCCTTCTATGTCTATCATTATTGCGCTCATAAAAAATCCTTAGTGTCATATTTAATTACAATAATATAACATACTAAGGATTTTGTCTAGTTAAACGGTAAATTAGCCGATTATCATACCAAGCGGCATAGATCCGTCTACATACAATCGCAAATCTTCGATTAGCTGTGTAATTTCAACTGTGCCTTCATTTTTCATTTGTGCACCGTTAAGTGTTGTGCCCCCTTGCGGGCCTGCAATAGATGCAAATTTTTCGCGTGCTTGTCCAATAATAGTTTTCGCAACTGCCAATGCATAATCTTTTACCCATTGGCCAGATTGCGGATTTTGTAATATCGTTTGCATCGGTTTATAATTATGGACATGCAGTGCAATAATTTCGCCCTCTGATTTGATTCTACGTATCAACGTTAATTTGTGTGTCGACGGATTAAATGTAAAATTAATAAAGCCGCCGAACATACGTGCAGTTAGTTCTTGGTAGCTTGCATATAATTCATAGCTTAATAGGCCGCCTGTTCTCCCTGCTTGCAGCAAATATGTATTAAGATATCCTGCTTCAAATGGTTCAAATTCGTTTGCAGCACTATCTGACGATGTGCTACCAATAGTGCGTCTGTATATTGTCTGCACTGTTTGAATTTCGTCTGGTAATATATATTCGGCGGTGTTTGCTTCCAACTTTAAAAATGCATACGATTCTTCATATGCATTCTGCGAACGCTGACGATATACTGCAATTGCCGTTTCAACTGCTACCCGATAATGCGTCGGGTCTAATTCTAAATCAATAATATCGCCGCCTAAACGGGCATGTATATAATCAACTACGGTTTGCACTGCTTGCTCTTGCTCGGTCATAAACTTACTCCTGATATATTATTTATCGTAGCAGAAGTATATAAACATGATTAATATGCATTTAAAATTATTGTATCTGCATTTAATCTACCTGTTAATTTAATTTCAATTGCTTTAATATTAGCCAGTGCCTTGCGAAGTTTTACCTTGCTCATTTTTTTAATTTCAGCTAACTGTTCTTTTGGTTTGCGTAATGTTTTTTGTATGCTTGTGCTTTCGTCGTATCCCACAATTGACATACCTTTTACAGTTAACGGTCCAGTCATATCGTCTGCTTTATAACAGCCTAGCTTACGTGTCTTAGTGTTATACACCCACAATGTAGTTGAATCAACAATCTTTGTTGGATTAATTGATACTAGTTTAAGATCATCATGCTGTTTTAAATATTTAAGTTTAGCAACAATTTTATCTTTGCTTCTTGGTTTAACTTTTCGCGTTGTTTTTCGTTGTGCTTTTTTAGATGCTGTGTAATGATCACATTCTTCAATTAAGTCGCTGTAGAACGCTATAAGACGTGTTATCTCTGCTGGTTTTATGTGAGCATAGCCCTCGTTTAACTGTTCGCAAGTTTTTGCTTTTACTTCTTGCAGTTCTTTTAGTTGGCGTGTATAATATTCAGAGATTTTAGGGGAGCTTGCCTGCGGTACTTCTTTAGATTGCAAGTATGATGCAATTTCACCTTTTGTATATTTTTCGCCGTCAATTACTTTATCTTCTATATGTGCAATATCTGTAAGAAAGCTATTCAATTGTATTGCAAGTCGGTCTTGAATTGTTAATACCGGTGCTTTAGGCTTACCGGTAGTATCTTCTTCTGGCTTTTCTGTTTTTCGTCCTAGTGCAATAGCTTGACGAAGCTTATCTTCGAACCAGGCGGTATGTTTTTCGCTTAAAGGTGCACCTTGCAATGCAAATTTTGCAACCGAGCATACTGTCATGCCTGTGTATTTTTCGCCTAGTTTTTTCCATTCAACTAATAGCTCCGGAGATATAGTTTTTATTGTTGATGCATACTGCGGTACTCGCTTCATTAAATCTTTTGTTGTATGCGCATAGTTATTATAATTTAGCACGTCTACTAGCTTGCGTTTATATTCAAGTGTACCTACTTCTTCGCCTGCATAAACTGGCTCTTTAGCAGTAAATGTTTTCTTTGCGGCCATTTATATTCTCCATTGATTAACTATATGTATGCATTTTACAATATAAGATAATAATAGTCAACCGTTAAGTTGATTTTGTGCATTGGTTGTTATAAGCGAAAATAATTTCCCCGACGATACATGCTTACTGTTGTGGTTAATTATGTCGATGTGAGATTGTAATATGGCAATAAGCTCATCTCTTGTATATTTTTTTACTAATCGATCTAATTCTATTTGCAATGCAGAAATTCTGCCGAATAGCGATCTTTTTGTTTGATACGAATAATCTACTACATCATGCATAAATTTTATTCCTAGCTGTTCAAGTTTTTCTACGTTATTATATCCTAGCGGTAATAAGATTTGTCCTAGCAGCAATGGCTCCAGCGTTTTTTCTGTAAATATTGTATACGGTTCATCATTTGCAGTTTCCCTAACTATTCGAATCGGGGTAGCATTTACGGTTCTTTCAAGCGCTGTTTGTATTTTGCTAAAGCCAAATTGTATTGGTAATATATTTTTTTGTAATGTAGATTGCGGGTATGCTTGCATTGCACTATCGCAGAGTCGAGCATCTATGTAATCAGTTTTTTCTTCTATGTACTGTAATAAAAGTTCTCTAGAAGTAGTGTAACCTGCATGATAGTTTAGTTGTATGGTCGAATTCAACGATAATATTATTGCAATTGCATCTCTTTCTTCATCTGAATTTGTTCCTCCATAGTAATCAAAATAATATGCATTATCTGTTGCTATTGGATTAACTGATGCCGACATATACATATTATGCATTACAGTAAAATATGCAGAATATTCCCATAGTAGCTCAAGTATTTTCGCTGGGCGGTGATGCATTATTCTGCAATATTCGTTATACCATGCTGTAGCACCCGCTGTATGTGTAGTTGCTATTATCACATTACTAATATCACCTGTTTGTTTACGTATACAATCATGCAATAATATTAGTGCAGTTGATATTAATGTCTCATCATACAATATTACTATCTTTTCGTCAAATGATTTTGTAAAGTCAACCTTAGTAAGCAATGTGTCAATTGCATTTTGTACAATAACATAGCTAGAATGCCCGGCTGACGGTCTAATATCAATTACTACAATAGTTGATATGTTTGCGTTATTAAAAAATTGTTGAGCAAGTGGAGATATAGTATGTTGCATATATCTATTTATTGCCTTGGTACAGACAGATAAATAATAGTTATGCCAAGACTAAGTATTTACAGACCCGATAAAGGTAACGATTTTAAATTTATCGACAAAGCAATTTCCGAGATGTATACTGTAGGCGGTGTAGATATACACGTTCACAAGTATTTAGGTCCTAAGGAAACTGCAACACCATCGGGCGATGCGACCCAGCCGACGTATGCAACACAATCTGAAAAAAATATACAAGATTTATTATTTTTAGAAAATAGAGATAGATCGTATGAACCGGATATTTTTATTATGCGTGGCGTGTACAATGTGCAAGATATCGATTTCGATCTTAGCCAGTTTGGTCTATTTTTAAATAACGATACGCTATTCATCACATTCCATTTAGATGATATGATACAGAATTTAGGCAGGAAATTAATGAACGGTGATGTTCTTGAATTGCCTCACTTAAAAGATTTTTATGCCCTTGATAGCGATATGCCGGCGGCACTAAAACGTTTTTATGTTGTTACAGATGCAGCACGTGCAAGCGAAGGATTTAGTGCTACATGGTACCCTCATTTATGGCGAGTAAAGGTTACACCGATTGTTGATAGCCGCGAATATGCAGATATTCTTGGTCAGGTTCAGGCTCAGGGCGATAAAAACACAGTAGAGGTCGACGGTGTGGGCGGTACAACGTTAGGCGATTTACTATCATCGTTCCAAAAAGATATTGATATCAATAATGCGGTTGTAACACAGGCTGAGGAGGAGGTAAAACAGAGTGGGTACGATGTTGATCCATTTTATGTTACTGCCCCTGCTACAAGTGATCATCCTGCAGATCAAGCAGGTGTAAATAATGACCAAAGCTATTACGAAGTTGGCTCGTATTTAACAGGGGACGGTATCCCGCCTAATGGTTCACCTGTAACACCAGGTATAGCATTTCCTGTGGTGCCTACCGACGGTGATTACTGCTTACGCCTTGATTATTTTCCAAACAGATTATTTAGATTTAACGGTAGCAAATGGATTAAGATCGAAGACGATGTGCGTACTAATTTAACACCTGGACCAACATCAGAGACATTTCGTAGTCAGTTTGTTAATAATACAAATACTACAACAACATCGGATCGAGGAGATATTCCTGAACGTCAGAGTTTATCAGATGCGCTTCGACCTAAAGCAGACAACGGTGGTTAATTAAATGGCAGATGATGTAAATTATTTTTACGATGGGCAGGTAAGACGATTCTTATTGCAGTTTGCAAGAATGTTTTCGCATTACCAAGTAACGTTCGGGCTTGATCCAACAGGTAATCCTGTATATAAGCGGGTGCCTATAAAATACGGCAATGCGTCTAAAAATGCATCTGCCATTTTGCGAAATAATTCCGATAATACTGTGCTTAGTGCACCGCTGATGTCATTTTATATTGCAGGCATGGAGTATGACAGACAGCGTGTGCAGGAACCATACCATGTTGATAAGATGAATGTGCGCGAGCGCACTTACGACACTGGCACAGATACGTTTCAGGAACAGCAAGGTAATGCGTTTACCATAGAACGATTAATGCCTGTTCCGCATCGATTAAAGATTAATTTAGATATATGGACAACGAGCGAAGAGCAGAAACAAGAATTATTCGAACAGCTAACCTGGATGTTTAATCCTTCATTTGAAATACAGTCTACAGATAATTATATCGACTGGACTAGTTTAACAGTGGTTGAGCGCGTAGGTTTAAACTGGAGCAGCAAGACAGTACCGGTAGGAACCGACGAAGGTATCGACATAATGACATTTAATTTTGAGATTCCGATATGGATTAGTGCTCCGGCTAAAGTCAAAAAACTTGGTGTGATTACTAAAATTTTAGCGGGGGTTTACAATGATACTGGTAGTTTTGTTAACGATATTGCCGGTAGTGATCTGCTAATCGGGGCTAGACAAAATATAACACCGACTGGTTATAGATTATTATTGCTTAATGGTCAATTGCAATTAGTACCACAAACAGATATTATACAAAATGATAATCATAGTCTTGAGATTCCCGTTTTACTTAATCCAAATATAGATAAGTGGCACCCTGTTGTTGATATGTTCGGTGGTTTACGAGATGGTATTAGTTTAATGCGGTTATTTAACAGTGATTCTAATTCCGAAATAGAAGGTACAATTGCATTTAATCCAACTGATGACCGATACCTTACATTTATTGTTGACGCAGACACAATCCCAGCTAACACGTTACCGCCTATCACAAAAGTAATAAATCCTATTCGTACCGGGCCCGGTACTAAATTGCAACCTTCGGGCAATTTTCCAGTGGCATCAGTAGGACAGCGGTATCTGCTATTAGACGACATCGGTAGCAGTTTAGATACAGAATTAGCCAAGGCTTGGCAAGGTACCGATGGTAGCGAGCTTATTGCTATTACTAATGATATCATCGAGTATGATGGCGTTAAGTGGATAGTAGCATTTGATTCTCGAAACACATCTTCATTAGAATATATGACAAATATTACCACTGGCCTGCAATATAAATGGACTGGGACCGAGTGGATTAAATCTTACGAAGGGATTTACGAAGCTGGTACATGGAATATTATTATATAATGCAACCTGATATTAGTGCTGTTGGTGCATGGTTTTATGCTCTTTCTACTAAGCGATATCTTTACCTAATGCGTAACGATCATAAGCACCCGTTTACATGGGGACTAGCAGGTGGCAAGGTAGAGGCAGACGAAAGCTTAATGACAGCATTGCTGCGAGAATGTAACGAAGAACTAGGCATAGTCCCTGCTATACAAAAAACTATTCCGATCGAGATGTTCACAAGCAACGATAACCGATTTGCATATAATACGTTCTTTTGCATCATAGAAGAAGAATTTATTCCTGTATTAAATCACGAGCATTTAGGATACTGCTGGATCGATAGCGGTGTATTACCTAAGCCAATGCACCCTGGGTTGTGGTCCACAATAAATTTAGACGAAATTTCTACCAAAATTAAGCAAGTAGAAGAGACAATCAACAAAAAAGCGGCATGAGCCGCTTTTTAATTAGTCATCGTTTATAGTGTAATATTTAGTGTTTACCAACTAATACTTCAATTGTTCCAGATATTCCATTAAAGTTTTCTAGTGCTTTACCAATTACACTACCTACTGCCGGATTAGCTTCTGCACGTGCCGATCCATCTCCATTTGATACTAGCATATCACCTTTTTCAATTATACCAGTAACATTACATGGTACTCGCCCAGTAAGTGCAACTGCTGCAACAAAGGTTGCATCAAGTGCATCGTTCATTAAGTAAGCCGGTGCTGTTGTAACAACACCTATTACTTTTTTATCACCGCTTATAGTCGATTGCGTAACTTCTTTTGTACCTCCGATTGCCAATACTGTACCTGGGGCATATTCTGCATCAGCTATATAATTTTCTGCTAAGTCAGCATACCGTGCCGTAGTCGAAACTCCCTGGAAGGTGGTTGCATACACATTTGCATATTTTGCTGCAGGAGCACCTAAATTAATTGTATTATCTAATTGGGGTGAAATACTACCGCTGTGAGCAAATCCTGCTGTAACATAGTTTTGAGATGCAATAGTTTGTAAATTGCCAAGCATACCAACTTTGAACATATCATCTACTTCGTCGAACACTATCTGATATGCTGGAGCTAACCCTCGATCTACTTGTATACCGGCAAGACCTGCTGTTACACCTGTGCCAACTTCGCCGCTGTTAGTAACAATAATATTATCAGCTGTTGTTACAGTAGTCGAATTAACTACTGTATTTGTACCGTTAACAGTTAAATTGCCTGTTACTGTTAAGTTACCTGTGACACCTAGTGTACCCGATATAGTAGCATTACCGATAGTCGAAATAGTGGGGGCAGTTAATGTAATCTCAGTTGCAGATTGCAGTCTTGTTAGTGCATTAGTACCCGATGTATCAATTATTATATCTGCTGTACTTGCCGTAGTTATAATGTTCACTAAGTTTGCAGATTGTATTCGGGTTGTACCTAAGCCTTGTGTACCGATTGTCATCGACTGATCTAAATTAGCAGTAATATCAATTGTGCCTGCATTTGTACTAATTAATGCTGTATTACCGATATTTAGTACATTAGTAACTATATCACCAGTGTGTATCGATCTCCATTGTGCCGATACCGCACCAATATCTTGAGTGCCAGTAACCGTTGGCAATATATCACCTGTTGCAGTCATAGTTGCAACAGTTATGGCAGTATTTGCAAGCAATGCACCTGATGCGCTATCTACTGTTTTTACCCATGTACTGTTATTATATACATACAGTGCATTTATATCTGTTCTAAAATACAATTCACCTGCACTTGCATTAATTGGAAAAGTTGTGCCACTTGCTACTGTAAGGTTGGCTATCACAGATCCTTCATTTAAATTTAATCCATCAATTAACATTTTTATTCCCCGTTATATATTTTCCATGTTATACTACGTAAAGTAGTTATTTTATTTTATAATTTACCAACTAATACTTCAATTGTGCCAGATATTCCACTAAAGTTTTCTAGTGCTTTACCTATACCACGCCCGTATTGTGGGTTTGTCTCTGTACGTGCAAAACCGTTTCCGTTTGATACAAGAATATCACCTTTTTTAATATTACCCGTAACTTTGCACGGTACCCTTCCTATCAATGCAAGTGCAACTACATATTCACCTTGTATATCGCTATTCATTAAATGCGCAGGATTTGTTGTTACTACACCTGCAACTGCTATATCGTTATCCACGGTTGATTGCGTAACTTCTTTTGTGCCTCCGATTGCCAATACTGTACCCGGGGCATATTCTGCATCAGCTATATAATTTTCTGCTAAGTCAGCATACTGTGCTGTAGTCGATGTTCCGCTAAATGTTGTTGCATAAACTGTATTAAATTTATTAGTAACCGTACCAATGTTTTGTGTAGAAGCACCTGTTGTAAATAGGCCACCCGATAATGTTAGGCTTCCCCCAATTGAACTATTTAGATCTCTACGAACAAACTGCGTACTAGATAAGCCGGATAGTGTCGATGCATCAACATTTAATGCGTCAATATCTGCTTTTACTATGTTTGCGGTACCTGTTACTAAGCCTTTGTTGTCCACTGTCACTTTTGTAAATGTGCCCGGTACTATACTAGCATTTGCGCTAACAATACCTGCTTGTGCAAGAGTTGCGTTAGACCATGCTGTACCGTTCCATCGTAGCACGTTGCTCGGTGCTGCTGCCGTTACTGCAACATCAGAAAGGCTATCTAATGTATGGGTATGTGTACTAAATGTTGTCTGTGCTACTGCATCAGTGATACCGTATCCAGCTAATGTAGTTGGATTTGTTCCTGCTATGATTCTGCCATGTATATCTGTTGTAACTGAACGATATGTGCCGGCGATTCCTACATTAGTAAGTGATAACTGTGCACTAGTAAGTGCTGACTGGGATATACCGTCTGTTGTATTATATAAGCCGCCCGATGGATACACATCAATTCCTACTTCATCAGTTGGTAACTGAGCAATGCCTGCCCCAAGGTTTACATCAAGTTGGTTGCCTGTTTTACTTAGTCCGGCTCCGGCTGTAATACCAGATGCACCATTAAATTGTGTAAAAGTTGCTGGATCTAGTGTAGAAGTAATTGTAGCAGTCTGTGTCCAGCCTGTATCTGCTTGGGTCAACCCTTGCTCTACAAATATTGCCAATGAATTTAATGCTTGCAACGGTGTGGTAGATGTGAAATCGGCAGATCGAGACCATGCTGTTGCACTTACTATATAAATGCCATTTTCTACTTGGTTTGTTTGATTTTTAACTAATACCCGGTCGCCATTAGATAGCACAACGCCGTCTATTGTTTGCAACCCTGTTAACACAATATTGCTTGTTGTTGCTGCAATTGCAGAATCTTTCCATGATAAACCTGCAAGCGAAGAATCTACATATCCTTTGTTTACTGCATCAGTTGTGTTAACAGGAGCATCTACTATTTGTATTGATGTTCCTGTTGGAGCAATAATTTGCTCGCCAACGTTAAGCGTGAAACCTTTGCCGTAATCTAATTTTCCGCTAAGTGTAGATTGTAAATTCCAGGTAATACCAGTTAAATAATTTATTTCTGTAGATGTTGCTGTAATTGCATCTATCCAGGTATTCTGTGCGGGTGTTAAATGAAGTGCTGTATCTGTACTATGCGACAAAGGTGTTGCATCTGTAATGCTATATCCAGCTAATGTAGTCGGATTTGTTCCTGCTATTACTTGTCCTTTTGCATTTATTGTTGTTGATGTATAAGTTCCTGCTGTTGCTATGTCTGGTAATATCGCAGCACTTGTAACGTTTGTAGTGCCGTCAAATGTTGCCGACCAATTTATATCTCCAGTTAATGCAATTGATCTCGGCGTAGCAAGAGCTGATGCTGTAGTTGCATTACCTGCTAATGTACTGGATGTTGAAATTGTTATAACATTCGCCACATCGTCAAATGCTAGTAAAATGTTTGCACCTGCAATAATACCTATTGTATCTAAATCAATGTTTGCTGAGATTGATTGCGAAATACCATCATTTAATGTTATAATATGACTATGTAAAATATCCGATTTGCTGTTTAATTGAGATTGAATATTTGATGTAGAACCAGTTAAGTAATTTATTTCCGTGGATGTTGCTGTTATTGCATCTATCCATGCATTTTGTGCACTTGTGATATGCAAGCTACTGTCTAATAAATGCGACGAAGGTGTTGCATCAGTGATACCATATCCAGCCAATGTAGTCGGATTTGTTCCTGCTATCACTTGGCCTTTTGCATTTATTGTTGTTGAGGTATATGTTCCTGCTGTTGCTATATTCGGTAGGGTTAGTACTATTGTATCTAATCCCGAACCGGATATATCTCCAGAAATAGTAGTACCGGTAATATACGCAGAAGTATCAATTTGCCATAGATTTTCAGCAGTTTTTCTTAGTAGTCCCGTGACACCTGTAAGGTTTGCAATCGATGTTAAATCGCTGTCGCGCACTTGTGCTTCGCCTAATGCATTATCTACTACTTTTACCCAGGATGAATTATTATATATATGCAATGCATTAATATCATTACGAAAAAACAATTCTCCTATTGCAGGTTGTGCAGGGAATACATTCCCACTTGCAATAGCCAAGTTCGATATAACGTTCCCGGCTAATGCAGTTGTTCCTGATACTATCATCTTTTAATCCTTATATAAATCTAGCCGAACCAGTATACAATTGCGTAAAACCGATTGTCATTTGGTTAGCAGTGTTAATAGTAATACTTTGCGGAATAATTTTTGTCATTGTACCATTTATATCTACAACTACATCTACAACTGCACCGTTTGGTAAATTTAGCGCATGATTAACCACCCAAGAACTGCTCGGCACTGCTTGCGTGTAATTATATCCTACCGCTTTTGGTATTGTTGCTGTAACTAATAATCCCATATTGTCCTCCTTATACTAACAATGCTGTACCGACTTGCGGTGTTGAAAAGGTAACTGTTACTTGAAAGTTACTATCATGTACAATGCTTTGCGGAATTGTTTCTACTTGCCCGATGAATATACGTACAACCGGCATATAACCTAAACCATGCGGTATAACCCAGGTTGACGATACTATTGTTTGCAAGTGTTCGTATGAATAATTCGGTTTTGTATTACCTTCTAACGACGGTTGTAATACTACTGCTCGTCCTACAGTAGCATTTGCGGTTGTTATAACTACTTGATTGTTAGATATAACTGTCACATCGTTTGGTATGAATAATTTTTGATCTGGTCCATAACACTGTACCACCGGTGTTGCCGAATTTAAATTATGATCAATTGTCCATGTTGCACTATTGCTTGTCTGGTAATGTATGTGTGTACTAATCTGCTGTGTCATCGGTATCCATGCTGGTACACCAGCAACTACTTCTGCACAAATATACATAATTTTGTTTTTAAATACAAATCTTCCTGGTACTGCTACTGCTGGAAAATTTGCCTCTACACCGATTACAACCTGCTGTAATTCATTATCAAGCATATTAATATGACCATATGACTTCATTATCTATCTTCTCCTAATTAATAGTATTTATGTAAGTTTATCATTAATACAGGCAAAATAAAAGGGGATAGTTTCCTATCCCCTTTCATTATCGTTGCGTACCTATCAATTTATAATTAAATCGGTGTGTATGGTGCAAGACCCATTACAACTACTTTAATTGCCAATGCAGTATTCAACGTAACTGTTAAGCCAGATGTTGAATTAAATGTTACACTGTTTGGAATGATTTGTTCATTTGTAACAGAATCAATAACAGTAACGTTATTGTACTGTGTACCAATGTTATGTGTAACAGTATGAGTTGTTGCACTTACACCATCGTACAAGAAGTAGCCGTTTGCAACACGACTTGCAACTGCTGTTTGAACTGATGCAATTGTTGAATCAAGTATGTTTTCAGCATTCTTAACTGATGTAGCTGCTGCTATGTATGTTGTTGTGCCGTCTGCAACAAATGTACCTGTTGCTGATAAGCCAACTGCTGCTTCAATTGCGTCAACTTCACTTAGTAATGCTGTTGCGTTCAATTCTAATGTATCTGTACGGCCATCTATCTCATCAATTGCTGTTTGTACATCAGATGCAAACAAACCCGATGTAAAGTTATCATATGTAACATCTATTGCAGGATGGATATGATTACCTGGAGCTGCTGTAGTTGAAGTAATACCTAAGTCAACACCAATTGCATTAGCTGTAACAGTAACAGTACCCACTGTACCTGCTGTACCAGTTGCAGAAGCAACTGCTAATGATGCGCCGCCGCCGCCAATTAAACCATTACCGGCCACTGTTGCTGATAATTCAGTAGCAGTAATACCGTTTGCTTTAAGGAATAAACCCGAAGTAGCATTTTGGTCAAACTGTGTTAGATTAGTTTTTAA